TTGCAGTAGCTTCTAACCCATAAACGGTCGTGACATCAACGCTTGTGTCCGCACCGCTTTTCTCCACCCAAGTTCGCGAACCGTAGAGGTTTTGTGCGGTGCCTGTTACAACAACGTCGTTTGTGACCATATTATACTGTCCATAGACCGTTATCCCAGTCGTGGAAGTATCAACTAAGGTGTTGCTGATGTTTTTAGCGGCATCGGTGGAAGTCGATTGACTGAGAGTGAGAGACTTGGCAGTAAAACCCAGGTTGGCCGTCCATCCGGTGGCGGAGCTTGTTAAAGTATTGCCCTGGTCATCCTGCCCGTAGATAATAGCACCATCGGCAAGGTACAAGTCCATCCATTCACGGTCTGTCCTTCCGATTGAAGCCCCATCCGAAGAGTCCGGGGACACATCGGAGCCTACAATAACGTCTCCAGAAACATCAATATTCCCCAATAGCCTCAAGTGAGTGGTTCCATCAGTAACCTTAAGCGTTACGGAAAAGTTGTTATCCTCGTCAAACATGGTAACGACTCCACCATGATGAATCGTAACGTCCCCCTGGTCGGCTCCAGCGGTCCCGACCGTAACATTGTCAAAGGTTGCCAAGCCCGGAGTTGTGCCGCCTATAGCTCCAGGAGCAGCCATCAAGGATAGCCATGTAACCTTTTTTGTCTGCAAGTTTACTACGGTTTCAGACACATCCACGATAGGCAATAGATCACCACTGGCCACCGTAGTCAACGCCGTAAGGTCTGAGATCTTCACTCCAAACGACATCGTTGGAATAAGCAAGGCAAGAATAATGAATAGAGCAGTTAATCGTTTCATGGTCTTTGAACTCCTCCAAGTATCTTCTTAGGCCTTAGATACCTGTTCTGAATGCTCCACATGGCTAAGAACATATTTATGGTCTGTCCATCAACCGTGGTCCCCTCAACCCTCAAAAAGTAATCATGCCCTACCAGCCAGAACCCAGCCACCGTATTTTCTCCAGTGTCCACTTTAATCATGTGGTTTCCGGTTATCCCATCGAAGTCGATTGATACCGTAACTCCAGCCGCGTTATTCCTCTGTGTCAGTCCATCGTCCCTATGGATATGGACATCAGTATTGGCAAGGTTCGTAACTGTGCATGAGTTGCCAGCAACAGCATAAGTATTGAATGGGATGTATGCTATCTGATCTTCTGACAGGTTCCCTAAGTTTATTGGTGCACTTCCACCGGCCATGACTGCCATAGTTAATCTCCTTTAATGTTCAACCTCAATAGGCTTTCCGTCTTCAGTTGTGATGTCAATTCCGCCCTCAGTCTCAATGGCATGGATCGCGGTAGCCCCAGGAAGAATGGGTCCAAGAATATCGTTGGTCAACTTTATGTCTCCAAGGATGTCGCTGGGCTGTAGCCATGGTTTCTCTCTCATCGTTAGATCTCTTCAATATGCTGACTTTTTACCGTCTTCCAAACCGTATCGGTGGACCAGTAGAACTTTCCGGGGTTCTTGCAGACAGCGAAATACCCATACTCCGGAGTAGGAAGATCGGCTTCCGTGTCGCAAAGGAATATTGCAAACTGCCCATTATCACGACTTGCAATAATGGGAGCTATAACCGGATCATCGTCTAAGTTACTACCTATGACCTGTATAAGTTTCCTTGCCATGATATTCCTCAAATCCCGGAGGCCCGTAGGCCCCCAGGAGTTATAAGGTTATGTTTTAGGTTAGAGGTTTAGTAGGAAATTTGCAAGAAGATAAAAGCCGCTCCTTGCCCAGCACCAATGGCATTAGCCATATTCCAACCGGCATGCTGGCCCATAGCCACAACAGCATCTGTAGAATCATGCTGATCAACCGAACCGTCATGACGGAACACTACCTGACGGTCATTGTTGCCTGTTCCGACTGCGGCCTGAGGAGCAACCCAGCATGGTCCCCAGGTTTGTATCCATACAAACTGGCCTACAGTGGCCGGGAAGACCGGTATGCCAACGATTGACTTAGAAGCCGAAGCCCCCACACGAACATCAAGGAAACGACTTGCTACACACTCTGCATGGTCAGTGTTACCAACCAGGGCAACCCTCAAACCATGATCCATCGTTACGGTCATTTCACCAGCGCCAGTGGTGGCGGTATTCTTGACGATCCTGCGATTCATTGCCTTGCTGGAGGCATCAAAAATAACAATTGAGCCATTGAAAAGCTCGTCCTCTCCGATTACACCATCAGCAGCGGCCCCATGACCGGCCCCAACGTCAATGATAACCTCAGTGGCGCCAACTATGGTATCTTCAGCAACCGTGACATAACCAACGTGCTGATAGTCAGCCGGTTCGCAACCTAAATCGCTGTTAAGCGTGGCTCCGGCCATACCATAGGAGAAAGACCTCTCATCCGGTCGGTACAACGTACCAATAGGAAAGTGCTGAGTTGTGTCTCCCGTGTAAAAGTATTCATCCTTAACCCTCCCTACGATAATAGGACGGCTGGATTGTGGTATTGAATTAAATCCCATAATAATTACCTCCTGCCCTGCTCTACTCCTGTGAGAGGGCGGTTAAAGGGTTAAGCGTCAACAGCGCCTTTGTAGACCAGGATAAACAGGTTATACCCATCTGCGTCCTTCCCGATCTTCAACCAATAGGGGGTGGCCCCTGTGGGCTGAGTGGCAAGGGTCCCATACTGACCAACGGTTAATGCGCCGGTTGCGCCATTGGCTGCAAGGGTAATAGCTGCGTCACCAATAGCGTGTCCTTCGTCTTCGACTAAGACAAGATTCCCGGCCCTTCCGCCTTCCGGTACTGGTAAGTTTAAAGACATATCAGGTCACCTCCAATTTTTTCTTAGCTAAATATTTACGATCTGCAATTCTCTGACAAGCCCGACAATCACGACCACCATCTTTCTTATGATAGGTGTTTTGTTCCGAGTATTCATGACCACGTTGACAATGCGTTTTATTACGGTTGTGATCACCCAGACTGTGGGTTCTCCAAGAAGTCAAGACCTCTTTGATCCGATCTTTTCTTCTCTGACTCATGAAAGGATATAGGGTCATCATCAACCCCGCTGCCCTTGATCCTGCAACATACCACTTGCTATACACATGCCCTTGTGTATGGGTCCATGTATAGACGTGGCCACCGAACAGCCGTAACAGCTTTTCAAGTGGCTCAGTGGTCATTTGAACAGCATTAACATAAGGACAGGTAGAATAATGAAAACTACCATCACCTTCAATAAATCCAGCCGCCCACGCAATATCCAACGTATTCATGATCAACTCTCGCTGCACGCAATTTCAATGACCTGCTCTTCTTCGATCCGAGTAGCCCCCATGTCCATCTTGCCCCATACCTGCCAGGAATAGTTCTTATCTGACCTCTGATCAACCTTGGACTGGATCTCGGATAGGACGCCCATGCCAATCGCACCTTTCGCGTAAGCGTAGATATAGCGCACGCTCGCGGTAAGATCAAGAAGCTGGGTCCGTATGAACTTAAAGCCTAAGAGCGTTTCTATCTTGCCCTCGACCAGAGCCTTCACGGAGTTATAGTTAATGTTTTTGACCTCTGTGGTCTCCAACAGGTTAGTGACCTGACGAGCCGAATGAACGATGTAACGATCCATATCCGGGTCCACTTCATCAGCATCCAGCATTTCCTTTGCGGTTAACAGCTTAGTAAGGGTCAAGCCCGTACCACCAACTGCGATCTTCTGAGCAGCCGGAAGGACCACTTCAGTTGTCCCGGTCTGGCCCGAGTAAGCCGATCCACCCAGGGCATCAATGATAAGGCTATCCTTTGCCCTATTAAAGGCCATTCGAGCTATTTGGTTATAAGAGTTTCTGGGATCGACAAGCATCCGAACCTGATCCTCATTATCAAGCAGGGTCGCCCAAACCTTCGGGATCGCCGTCTGCTTTCTACGAGAATGATCAACTTCAATGTTCGGTGTGTCGTCGTGGCGGGTTACGAGATCAACGGCTTCGGTCGCCCCCATTCTCTCCCAATACAAGGCATCACCTGTAACCTGTATCGGTGGAATGGTGGTCCCCTCAAGCCGACTCGTCTTTTGCTGGCACAGAATACGGATGGTATTCTGATATTGCTCAACAAAATATTGTTCGATTGTTTCAGCCATGATAATCCTCCAAAAATAAATTAACACAAAAGGTTAAATAAGATTTATGAAGGATTGCCGGACCTGTTCCGATCCTCCAGGCTTTAAGCCTCTATCGTGCTTTGGCCTGGATCTGCCTGTGCAGATTGTCCAGAGTTCTATTGTACTGCGTTTCGGACCCCGTAAGGTTACCCGATCTTTGTTACTCTAAATTATCAGTGTTCACTGTATCTTCAAAAAACAGGAGGCGTTTCATTTCCACATAATCACCCTCGTTCATCCAACCCTCAAGATCCTTTCCCTCTGCCATCTTCAGGGCAACATCGAACAGGATGAATACCACGCCTTCTTTGTTTCGTGTAATGCGCCTGCGGCCTGTTATAGCATAAGCTACCTTAGACAGGTCTATGTCACTGAGTTCTATTTGATGTTCCTCTTTTGGGACCTTTGGGACATCACGAACTGGAGGCGCTTTCTTCCTTATGGACTTACCCTCATCCCAAAGTTGAAAATCCTCTTCTGACATAGCTTCATGTATCGTTCGAGAAACGGCCATTTAATCCCCTTTCTTAGCTGCCTTCTTTGTGGCCTTCTTCTTGGGTTTTTCCTCTTTCTCCACCTGGTACTTGAGCTTGGGATGTTTCCCCATACCGACCATACTGTCATCTAACTGTTTTTGTGTGGTCATGGTACTATCTCCCCCTTATAAATTATTTGGCCGGGTTTGGCCCTGGTTCCGGCGCGACCGGCCCTTTTGGTATCTTCTCCGCTTTTGGCTTCGGTATGATGATATTGTTCTGGAAGATCTGGTTCAAGTGCAACATTAGACCGTCCATAATCTCGATTGAGATCCTACTCCCCGCGTTACGTTGATAGAACGCCCCCATCTCTTCCCTGATATCCGTTTGAAGTTGAGCTTTGAAGTCCGCACTTGCGGCTATCGGCATGGCACAAAATCCTAACACGATCAAGATACATAATGCTTTTTTCATTTTCATTCCTTTCGTTTAATAGTTAGAGGTTTCAAATTCTAAGTTATTCCGTTTATTAACATCAACTGATGCAAGCCTAAAGCCTTTACCCGACAGATTTGTAAGTCGCTCAATCTCATCATTAGCTTTTTGTTTAGATGTCCAAACAGATACAGTTTCAACATCACAAGGAGAATCTAACTGTGAAACATCATACACTATAACCCATAATACACGATGAAAGATCATAGGACTCTTTTCCTTACGCTGGGTAAGCTGTCTTAAAGAGTTGTTCCATTTCCTTAACTGCTTCGTTATGGCCCGGATTCTCATAATCCCAATAGGCATGCTTTTTATCAGCATTGATCTCCGAGATCTTAGCCTTTGCTGATTCGGCCCCCAGGACCCCACCATGACCGTCTCCCATGATATAACCGTCTTGCTTGAGCATATTACCAACCTGGTACGCGAACTTGAGCATTAGGGGATTATTACCTAACCCCGTTGAGTTCATAAGGCCTTTAAACTCTTTCGACTCATCCGCAGACATAAGCCGTTCTATTCCCCTTAGCCCCAACTCAACGCGTCCATCGAACTTGTCACCCCATCTGTCTTGAAGGCTCTGGAGTTCTTGCTGCATTGTCTTTTGAGATTCATGGGCCTGGTTAAACTGGTATTCGTTCCAATCATCCATAAGACCCTGAGCGACCGACTTGCTAACGCCCCGCTTATGGGCTGACTTCTCAAACCAGTCTAACATACCCTTATCCCAATTAACGCCCTCTGGCAGTTCTGGTTGAACAAAGTCGTATCCGTCCGGTGAGTCCGGTCTACCCATCTTGGAATGAAAGGCATCCCATTCTTCCTGGGGCGCATCTTCTTTGGGGATTCTAACGCTTCCGCCTATCATCTTTTGGGCTTCAATATAGCTCTTTGTCAGGCCCCCGACGTCCTTTATCGGTTTAAGTGTTGGGTCTTCCCGGTACTCTTCAGGTATCCAATCTCGATCGTCTGTTGGAGTAGGAACAGCAGTCAATGGATCGTCTGGAACCCCTCCAGAGAGATCTATATCACCATCTCCCGGTACTTCTTCTCTTCCTGTGTCTAACGCTTCTTCTGGTGGCATCTTATGTTCCTTTCATGTTAAACGGTTCACCATTCAAATCCATCATCCTCTGGTTTTCTGAACAAGGCCTCAACCTTCTGCGGGTCCTTCCCTGTGATCAGCATAGCCTCAATGTCCTTAACAACATGACGCTTACCAAGGGCAAAGGCGAACTCTGGCAACTCACCTGGTATGATATGACCACAATAGGACCGTCTCATATCCTTCAGAACCCGCTTACCATGAGCGCTTGTGAAGGTCATGAGATAGTCGGCCAGGCGCTTCTTATACTCTTGCTCCTGTTCCTTGCGTAGATCCTCGTCAGTCTTTGGTTGCTTCATTAGGTCCTCAACATCTCATAGTGGTTGCCATCTCTAAATCGGCCTCCCCAGCGACAATCAGGATCTAAGCTCTCCCAATATTCGCCAAGGGTCCGATGATCTTCAGTAGCCGTTAAATACACTCCATCTTTGAACAGGTTTAAGTCAATCGCTAATCTATCGTAATGAGCGCTATTCTTTATATGGCCTGTTTTAGCCCACAAGTCCCCACCTGTTAACTCATAGCCTTCATTGTAGGCATGAAGAATCAGGTGAGCCAGTAATAGCATGAACTTTGATTGCTGCTTTCTCATTTCTTAGCTGATCTTTCCCCGAAGTAGAATCCGATTATCAACGATGTGATGGTAAGAACTTCTCTCGCCTCTATCTTACCGGCAATAAGAAGAAATACCGCCGTACCGACAAAGGAAACCGCAATAAACGGCCTGATTAGTTTTCGTATGGACTCAACTTTATCCATTTCATAACCCCTTACGGTGCTGATAATACCTCTTTCTTGCTCTTTGGGTTCGCTGCATACCCTGCTAATCGTCTTACAGCCCTATGTACCCACCAGGCCCTAATCTTACACATTCCGTCCTCAAGACATATCTTCTTCAACTCATCATCAGCAGCTTCTCTCCACCATCCGCCCAGGAGCTTCAATCGCATTAGCTGATACAGGGCGTCATGTACCAGGGATCCCCGGAGGATGGTTTTAGTATCAATAGCCGGTCCGCTTGCCCCGTCCCAGGCGTACCCTGACAAGATCGTTAAAATACCATCATCCCTTAGGGATAGATAGAGATCGAATATGGTTACTTCAGGATGAATATCTGTAAGCACCTGGTATGTCTCCGAGGTCTGGTATTTGTAGCCTGACTTGTATTTCATTACACCATTCCTTCCAGGGCCCCGGCCGGCATATCCTTCATAGCCCCCGCGCCATCCTTAGCCGCTTTCGCTAATAGAGCGGCCTGTTCCATTGCCTGTTGTTTCGCCTGCATATCGGCCCGTGCCTGACGAATCTCATCCCGTTCACCTTCGTCATTGATCAACTTAGCCGGATAGCCCTTAGCCTTAGCAACATATACCGCCGTGTCATCCAGCTTAAAGTTGTCCATGATATCCGGTTTAGCTTCCATTAACGCTGCAGCCGATTCAAGTGTGGTGGTAATAGAGTCTAACTCCTGAATCCGTTGAGCCCTTGCAAGCGGAGACTCATATTCTACGTTGATCTCTGATAACTCCCCAGGAGGCGGAGGGAATGCCCCACCTTCCAGCATCATGTTGAACGTACACTCAACCAACGGATCGAAGCCGTGGTCTATGATATTGCCGAAGGTAGGCCCTAAGAGGACTTGAGCCATCTGATATCGTCTTTCAACCTCATACGCCGTCATCTGGCCTGTTTGCTCACGAGGAGGTATGAATTTCACCTTATCACCGTGGAAGATCTCCCTAATTGCCAGCTTTAGATCCTCTTTCTTGAGTCTATTGTCTGAGTATCTTGCCCCGGTCAATAGCGGTTTTAGACTCTTTTCAACATCATCAACCACTGTCAAGCCCCCAGGTGTAAGTCGAACGCTCCCTATCACGCCTTGGTTCTTCATCAGAAGGGGAGGAAGGATACTTAACGCCCATTCCTGAAGAGCTAACTCGCTTGATTTATGAATGGTCTTAACGTCCGGCAGGGAAGTCCACCCAGGCCCCCGGCCATACACTTCGCCGCTCTCCCGCAGCCAAGGGATAACGAAGAACGGAAACCAATAGTATCCGCCTTCCTGCATGATAGTCTTTTGCTTGGCATCAATGTAATACGACACGAAGGGCTTAGACTTAATCCGATGCTTACCATTGAACCACCCTACAGGGAAGCAGCAATGTAAGAAGTCATGGCGCTTGGCGGGGTCCTTCTCCGCGCTCTTCTGGATCTCGTCACTTACCTTGTCCGGCCATCGCTCTATAGCCTCATGAGCCTGGAGTTTAAGTTCTCGAAAGATACCCTGCAAGCGTCTGTCCCGTCCTAACATAGCGCAATAGGTCCCCGGAGGCATGGGAATAAAGTTGAAGCCATTGAATCCAGGTCGCTCTATCTCGTTTTCCTCAATGTGAAATGCCCCGGTGTTGAACTGAGTAAGGTCCAATAGTACCTCGTTCCACTCCCCACCGAAGTTACTCTGTCTAAAGGCCTCGTGTTGGATTCTCCGGCACTCTTCGAGCCATTCTTGGTATTCTTGGACCTCTTCTTGAAACCCTCCCATCTTGAGACGGAACCATTCGCCAGCCGTAAGATTGCCGGAGATCCAAGCGGCTAAGTCCTGCGCTGCCATCGTAGCCGTTGAGTCGAACATCTTAGTCGTTTTCTTTGAGCCTTGGGTAGATACACCCATGATGCTCGTCTTTCTGAAAGCTATATTCTCCGCTATATCAAGCCATGTAGAGTCCCATAACGCTCTATCATACTTGAGATTATCGTTGATTTTACATAATTCCTTGCCATTCATGCTAAATCCTATTAATCCTCCATTGTTCACGCCTATATTCTTTACGGCATGATAAATGATAAAACCCCGTATCCGTTCCCCAAAAGGGATTCATTACGGATGGGTCATCCCAATCCTTACAGAAAGGGCATTTCCTCTTATGGGGATCTCCAGTTGCCTCGTAAGCACGTTGCCTTACGTGTATAAGATGATGATAATTATGGTTTTCACACAACACAAGCTGGTCTTTAGTGTGATGATGAACTTCAGAACCTTTTGGTAGGGGACTGCCTAACGCTTTGGCTGCAATAATTGTATGCTCCCTAATAAGCCCATTACTGGCAGCGTTTGGATGTTCCGGATCATAGCACATTTTATATTCCATTTCACGCCCCCAGCTTTGACTTACTACCCGTTAGTTGAGCGTACTTCGTTGATGGAGCTCCGCCCAGGCCCAGGCCACTCGTTAGTATCGTGGACCTTCTGCCCTTCCGGTTCTGGGCTAACTGTTGTTCTTCCTTAGCGGCTTCTTCCGCGGCAGCTTTAACCTCTGGACTGTCTTCACCCGGAACGTCTGGAGACGGCGTAGGAGTGTAAGAACTCCCTCCACCGAATAAGACCGTGCTTAGTTGTATTAGATTCATCATATTACCTCAAAGTCTTTCTCTGCAACCGGGTTCATGAAATACTGATCTTTCTCGGGAAATACATCAAGAGCAAAGGTTAAAGCTAACGAATCCCCTATGTCTGGAGAAGCTAAGCCCCTGGTCTTCATATCCTTCTTGCGTTCTAACTGTATTCTTCCCCTATTATCAAATCCATACTCCGGGCCTATGAGATCCATCCTAAGCTCGTCATGGTCTTTGGGTAATACGGCATGAGGCAGCCAATCCCGGATCTTACCCCACATCTCCGCCCTTAGATTGAAATATTTATCATCATCCTTTGCCGGAAGCCCTGAATTAATACCTAAGACATAGAGATATCCGAGTTGGTGAAGCCGGTCAACAACGCCAGCCCCAATACCTATTTCATCCACGAATACAGTTTGCGGCTTCCAGCGCTTCATTTCTTGTAATACAAGATCCGATAGCTGCATGGTGTCTTTCTCACGATATGGATAGATCTTCGCCAAGAAAGTCCCTTGACGAATCAGGATCACACTTTGATCGTCTCCGAATCGCGCAACATCAACTCCCATGACTACCGGTGAATGTGAGTACAGGTTCGGAATATTCTCTCTGTTTTGTGCGTCAGTCACTAACGCCTCACTGATAAACTGGTTTGACGAAGCCCTGGGGAACATCCCCTTAACTCGAACACGAACGAAGTCAGAGTCTTCACCATAATCCTCTATCCATTCTGTAATCTGTTGCTTGTTCGCCATCTTAGCGGTTCTGGAGTCGATTCTGTCAGTATTCCAACGATGCTTGAACTTGCCCCAACATTCCTTGAACCTACCAGTATTCCTTGTTGGATTACCGAATACGATCCAGACGGCTCCTGGTGTCGTCATAGCGCCTTCTGTGGTTTCCCATATCACATCATCAATGGCGCTGGCTTCGTCGTACAGAAAGAGGATATGCTTCTCATGGGAGCCCTGAAAGGCATCAGGACGTTCTTTACTCCAAGGTTGAGCAAGGGCGAACCATGTTCCAGGATCAGCTTTACACTTGTATTTTGAGGCAGTCCATTCAAACCAATGCTTATTGATTAACAGGCCATGCCACTTGGCGAGTTCCCTCCAAGTCTTGGTTTCAAGCTGTGTTGCGGTATTAGCTGTTGTTATGATTTCCGGGTTGGGTCTGGTAGACATGAAATGTTGTACTACCCATGATATGAGAGCCGTCTTCCCGATTCCGTGTCCACTGGCTCTGGCTAACCTAACTGGTTTCCCTGATTTCAATTGTTCTCCGTACTCGAGAAGGAAATCAGACTGCCAAGTGTCCGGTCCCGATTCACCTCGTAAGATCCCTGACCCCCATGGATAAGCCCATAAGACAAAAGCGAGAGGATCGAACACGAACCTTTCAGCGGCCTCGATAAGTTGGTTGTCTATGTCTGTAGCGGTGTTACTTTCCAAACTCTTTCCTCTTTGCTAACGCATCTGCTAACCTTTCTCCAAGTTGATCAAACCCTTTGAGATCTACGGTTCCTTCTATCTCTTTCGGTAGCAACTTTGTTATGAAGCTGTAGAAGTCTTTCCTGTTCTCTTCCTTCTTAGCCCACTTGATAAGCTCTTTAGTCCCGCCAGTACCTTCGTAAGCATCCATGAAGGACTGTTTCAGGGTTGTAAACTTGTTCAGTTTTCCCTTTGGTCTTCCTGCACCTCGCTTAACTACATTCCCATTTTTACCTGGTTTCATTGCCATAATTTCTGTGGTGTTTAAAATTTCTCTCGTTATATTGTCTATCCAACTCTAATTGATAGGCCTGTAACCTATTGTTTTCACGCTGAGTTTTGTTAAAGTCGTCTATAAAGAATTGATTTTGTGCTGGGAATTGATTTTGGAAGTTGACCTGGCCTTGATATTGATATGGGTCTGAAGCGTAAGCGATCCCTAATCCCGCGCAAACGCCGAGCAGGAAACCGATGATAATTGCGAAAACTATTTTACTTGATAACGTCACATCATATTTTCCTTTGAAGAGGCCCCGAGCGCCCGTAACACTCGGGACCGTTGAAAGGAGGAAAAGACATCATGATTTGGCATATAATCCTTTTTTTTCATCTTGTCAAGGAAATAATGCACCCTTGGCTAAAAAAGACCAGCGGTGGCTCGATATGACCAACGTGATATTTGCTTTGTTGTGTTATATTGAGTTTGGCTACCCTTGTTAGTTATTATTTTACTTGGAACAGCGATTGCATGATAATCATAGTAATCAAATAACCCTTTAACGGAAAGGAGATTCAAGAAATGACAAATTATTGTGCAATGGAAAAAAGAAACAAAACATGGACAGTGGGAACAATCGGCCCATGTCAACAAATAACACCACTCGGGGATGTCCGCGATTTCCCAACTTTTGATGAAGCCAATACCGTTGCAAAAGAAATCGCAAATGGTAAATATCAGTGGCTTGCAGATCCAGGAAACTTCATAAATATGAGATAAAAGGAGAATTACCATGCCAACACTACCAGAGTGGGAAGACAGTTTGAGATCGTTAGGAGATGAAGAGGTAATGAAGATCGAAGACGCTTTAAACACATTGTACCTATGGGAACTATTCAACAAAACCTACCCCGAGCTTGCTATCTTGAGACGTGTTGTAGAGTTTGACACGAGCCGGAGAATGGCGAAATATGAAACCTGTAAACATGATAATTACAAGACCACCTATACTCTCAAACCGGTAGCGCCCGGAATGTCCTTCAAGGCAATAAAACATTGCCTGGACTGTAAGAAAGAGGCCCTGGTCGGAAGCGAGGACTGGAGATGAAAAACTACCTACTGAGAGACATCGACCCGGCGCTATGGCGAAGAGTGAAGAACCTGTCTTACCTGAAAGAGGTCCCTATCCGGAGTATTATCCTCGATCTTTTGGAGAAGGCAGTTGAGGTAAACGATGCTTAACCTTTATCCCCGGTCCCTATCTTGGGGCCGGGTTCCAATTCCCTTTCAATAATCTCGACCACCTTCTTAAATGACCTCGAAACATGCACATCGTGTTTAAGCCACCTTAGAGCAAGATGTAGGGCTTTCTGTTCCGAACGCATCCTTCCCCCTACCCCCTTGAGTTCAATTAGCACCACGTGGCCGTTAGGTAGGAATATGAAGCAATCAGGCCATCCTGCCTCATTGATTTTCCTACTTCGATCATGAAAACATGGCCAGCCGTTCTCTTTGCAGTACCGGATTACCTTTGCCTGGAGTTTCGACTCTGGTTCTGGGTCCGCGATATCATCAGGCCATGGGAAAAGGGGATCTTTCTCTGCCCTTCTCTTTGCAATATACGCTACAAGCCAATCTTGATCAAACTCGTTTTTAGACATATCTACCTCCCAGGCCTGCCTTTGGGCCTCCATGTGATAATCCCACTGTGTTTCGTTTAACATCGTTTCAATATCCCTCCCTGCATTTATCGCAAACCCCATCTTGTAGAAATCCATTAGCTGGCACCTGTTTACAATCCCGGCACACCATTTTCTTTGTCTCAGACGGAACCCCGTTCTTTTCTTTATCCCTTCGAGCCCAATTCCTTACCGTGGCCTTCCAGTCTTTCATCCTAACCTTTCCGATCAGCCATCCGTTACTCCTATAGTGATCCAGGAAGGTATCTATGTTAATCGTTAAATTCTGCTCTCTCAGGAAGTCTGTTATCTGTTCCGATGTTGGAGGTTTGAAGTTTTGAGTTTT